ACAAGATCAGACAAATACTGTAAGTCTTCTTGGCTAAAATCTTCTTCGGTTAATTTAGAATCTTCCCCCAACGCAAATTCAATAAAGGCACGAGCATTAACAGGTATCTTTTTATATAAATCAGACATCAACCCGCCCTTATCTAATCCTGCGGCTTCTCGTTCTTTTCTCGCCTGATCTGTAAACTGCCAAGTTCCGTCTGGCCCTATCTCCATAACTTGTTTTTTATTTTCTTCTTCAAACTTAGCCAATCTTTCAGGTGTTTCAAACGCACCGTAGCTTTTTTGGGGAGATATTCCATCAATCTCAGGAAGCTCCTCATCTGCGTACATAGCATCAGCAATTTCTTTTGCTTTAGCAATAAACTCTTCTCGGTCTGGATATTTCTCTCTTAGTTTTCTACCAAATTCATTATTGTTAAGATCAATAATATCTTCTGGTGTGTCTCCCTCTCTGAAATCTGCAAGAAATCCAGCAATACCTCTACCCGCTTGACCCAACAGGCTTTCTTTAGAGTCGTCACCGTAAACCAAGCCACCTAACAGAATATGGCGTAAAGAATCTGACGTTCTATCCTCATCTTTAAATTTAGATTCTAGTCCGTACTGACGAGAGATATATGCGGCATCATAGATATCTTCTTCCGTGCCTGTAGCCATTCCCATCAATTGTCCGTAAAAAGGAATACCTAATTCATCTGCAAGGGGTTTACGATTTTCTGCCATTAGTGTTTACCTTCTTCCGCCTTTTGTACGGCTTCGTCTTTGAGTGTGAGTAAACGCCTAACTTCTCTGATTTGACCCTGCACTCTAAAAATATCTGTAGGATCAGCCTTACCCTCTAACTCCCTATGCAGGAACTCCAAGCGGTCTACTACGTATGCCTCAAGGCGTTCCATGTTTTGCTTATTATTAACAAGTGCTAAAAGTTTGCGGGATGTATCAAATTGCATTAAGCGGCCTCTGGTCCTGCGGCTTCTGGGCGACTAAAACCTTCTGTTCCGGGTTCAGGTGCGTTTCCTGGCCCCATAGCGCCTGCTCCTACCCCTGCTTCGTTATCTGGGGTGGGTACCCCCTCTTGCCCCTGTTGAGGCTGTTGTGCGCCTTCCTGTTGCGTCTGAGGGTTATTCTGAGCGTACTGTGCCATCAAGATTGCTTGGATAGCAGCTTCACGTGGATCATTGACAATCTTATCTTCATCAAGGTCTAGAGAAGCGGCAATCTCACGAAGGATGTAATCAAACTTGATCATTGGAGCCATTGCTGGGTTAGAGCCTAACTGCATAACCTGCATCAGCTTCTGTGATCTGATTTCATTACGCATGAGTGATTCAGTACCACGGGCAATCACAGCAAGATCACCGTTTGCATCTGGGTCAAAATCAAATTGCATATTGAACGCAAACATTGCCTGACCTAACGGCGCAAGCAAGTAGTCATCCACATTTTTAACGACAGTCTTAATGTTCTGGGCCGCCGCACCCATCAGCATAGACATACCAGATGCTGTACGGCCTACGCCCATGACACCTGTAGATCCATGTGAGAATGAAGGGATACCTGTAGACTCATCTGCTAGCTGACGTGACTTGTCAAACAGCATCATGTTCTCTTGCGCTACGTTCTGGAACTTGGTAGAGAATAGAGCCTGTCCCGGTGCACCACCCTGACGGCGGAATACTTTGCCGGGATACACAGACAAATCTTGACCGGGAACAAGGTTGGTTTCATCTACTTCAAAAATCAAGTTACCAGACAGTACAGCATTATCTACAGCCATACGCATGAAACCGTTCATGAGGTGCTGTGTATCTTCCATGTTCTCTGCAACACCAATACCAAAGAATGAGTACGGGTTGAGTTCATAAGGAACAGCGTAGAAGGGAATACGTGTTGGTTTAAATGGGTTGAGTACTAGACGAAGGATGTGCCCACCACAAATCCAAGCGTTCACTTGAATCTGATCTTGTTTCTTGAGTGATTTAGGAATATCTAAACCTGCTTCATCCGCAGTCTCAGTGTCCATAACGCCCCAATACTCTAAGACCTCCCAGCGATTGATATCGTTAACTGAGTTACTGTCATCAATGACATCTTCCCAATACTCTTTCGTGTAATTAGGGCCAGCAACAATCGCACGTTCTACTGCTTCTTCTCTAAATAATGGACGCTTCTTGAGATCACGCATTTGTGAACGTGATAGGCGATGGCGGTACACAACGTGCTCTGCCTCGTCCATATTGTATGCGTCAGCATCAGGGTAGAAGTTCCAAATAGACACTGCTTCTACACGAGGGCGAGTCTTTACAATAGGATCGTAGTTGCCCTCAGAGTCCCAGCGTGGGTACTCAACATCTTCCGCAAATGGTCCTTTGATAATCCCTGTGCCAAACAAGCACTGCTCAAAAGCAACAAACCGCAAATGCTTATTGCCATCGGACTCCGCCATTTGATCATGGATCTTCTTTTCCATACGGCGAGCCGCTTCTTTAGCTGGCTCGTAGATAGCTGCAGTTGGCGTGTTTCCTGGACCGGCTTTAATGTCACCCTCAGCACCTTTGACCTTATCTTGGATAGGTCCGATGTCACGAGCAGAGATTGCGCCTTTAGGTACTTCACGCCCATCACCAGCGTAGCCAACATTAAGTTCTTCGTAGGCTTCTTTAAGTTGCTCTGGCACTGCGGCATCAATGCTAACAGAATCTGCAATGCCTTCTGGGATTGGTGTGTTTTCTACACCGATAGGAAACTTGTTGCCTGCAAACAGTACGTCAGTTACTTGCCCGTAAGCAGCAAGCACTTTTGTCTTAGTGATCTTAATGAAGATCTGAGAGCGTTCACTGTCTGTAAACTGCGTTGTATCGTCGTAGATACCACGGTAGTTCTTGTAAGAGGTTAGCCAACGTTCTTCGTCTGTTAAACGACGATCTTTAGAACGTTGAAATTTTTCTTGTACATCTGCGACAAAAGCACTATACTCTACATCACCCTGCTCATCTGCAGAATCTTCTAGAGATACTACTTCGTCGTCATCAAATTCTGGTTTATCTACAATCGCCATTTATACACCTGTTAATACCCCAATTAGTTTTAGACTAATATCCAAAAACTGGGTCTGCTGGTCTCCACTGTGTTGTACCGGGACTATTTCCAAAGTCAAATAAACTCCGTGACTTCGGCCTAGACATAATTCCATAACGGATAGAGTCGTAGGCGTGGTCAGAAGCATATCGTGGATCAATATCATCCGTACCTTTAGGGTCAGTCGGAATCACTTGTAGATCAGCAATAATTTGTCCGCATGTGTTAAAAAACACAATTTGTGGCTGTTCTACTTCTTCGTTGACTTTTAGCAACTCATGTAATCTGTTTTTACCAGCTACACGTGATCCGCCTGTACGGTCAGAAGGTCTCCACCGACATCCTTCTGCAATCATTTCTTCTGCAATAGACGGCCCAGTATGCCCACGGCTATGCCATGTAGAACTATCCAGTACCCCGTAACGGATCTCTTCACCGGCTTCTAGCTCTAACACCTTGAGTGCAAGCTCTCGTGCTGTGTGCTTAGAGACGTATAATTCCCTGTACACGTACAAAGTCTCAAACGCAGGATCAATTGCAAACCAATGGACTGCAGAAAAAGAACTGTACCCAAAGTCACACGATCTGAACTTTGTCCAACTGCTTGGAACGTCAAACGGCTCACAAGTGTGCGTACTTAACTTAAACTCAGGGAATGCCGCACCATCTGCAATGGTCCAATCACCTTCCAGTAACTGCCTACGCTGTTGTTCAGGCATAGACAGTAGGTTTGCTTCGTACATTCCGTCTTCATATAGGTACGGATTATCTTTTAGCGTTGCCGGTATGAACCGCCGATAGAACAAAGGCTCCCCTGCTCTTGCATGGTTCGGAGGAAACCGTAATTCTTCGTTTGTTTCTAAATCACGAGGTACAAAGGGTGTATTATGTACGGATGGGTCAATGAACATCTGTTTGACCCAACCGTGACCCGGACCTCCAGGGTTCGTGGTAGCTCGCATACAAAGGGGAAGCTTAGGGTCTGTAGTACGCAAACGAGAACGCATGTAATCCCAAGCGAATGGTGTAGGATGCTGAGTGAGTTCGTCAAACCCAATCCACGTGAAAGCTTGTCCCTGATAGCGCAAAACATCATCTTCTCGGTCCAAATACGTAAACCAAAGTCTCGCTCCGCTAGGGAAC